AGTCGATACCGCTACCAAGCAAAAGAACGAGCGAGCGGTTGCTGATCTGCTTGAGTCTAAGGGCCTTGTCGGCCTCAAGCCCATTTCAGCCGAGCCCAAGGATCGCGACATCAAGAAGAAGATTGGTGACGAGACTGGCGGCCCCAAGGAGGATCTCATGAAGATCTCAGGTCAACTTAAAAAGGCCTCAAAGCTCCACGGGGACCAGTCTGAGCGTGTTGCTAGCGTAGCCAAAAGCATGAAGGGCGACGTTGGCAACCCTCACATGAAGCGCAGCAAGTCTAAGTACGGAATGTGAAATGGCTCAATCCGCAGAAGCACTGCTAAAGGCAGGAATGAAGACGAATAAGCCTCGGCGCATCCGAAAGGGTGAACCAGGGTATGGCAAAAAAAAATTCGTTGTAGTTGCTAGTCAAGGCGGGAAGAAGCGGGTCATCCGGTTCGGTGACGCAAAAATGGCCATTCGACGTGACAACCCTAAGGCTCGAAAGAACTTCAGGTCTCGTCATGGATGCGACAAGGCCGGAGCTAAGAACAAGCTGACGGCGAAGTACTGGTCTTGCTACCAGTGGAGATCAGGCTCGAAGGTGAAGGGATAATGTTCAACAATATGCTGATGCGTAATATGAGGGAGACGGGTCAACCCGATGCGTGCCCTCGTGCGACTCAGGATCTGGAGTTGAATCTGTCGAATCGCCAGAACGCACTCGACAACAAGATGTACGGCCCAGCAAATCCTCAACTGGATGAGTCAGGAGCAAACCAGGACTTCTGGCAGAGGTTTGCAGATCAGTTCAATGACACCGTCGAGAACGTGATGCAGATGCGCTGTGGCAACTGTTCATTCTTTGATCGCTCTCCTCAGATGCTGGAGTGCATCGAGAAGGGCATTGGTGACGAGGGAGACCCTGAGATGGCTGTGCAAGCCGGAGAGTTGGGGTACTGTCAAGCACTAGATTTTAAGTGCGCGTCGATGCGTACTTGTATGGTTTGGGCTGGGAGGGTCTGATGTTTGAGTTTGGTCCAGTTGTGATCGATCACGAGATGCCGATGGATGGCGAGCCCATGGGTGAGTTGGACATTCTTGACGGTTTGCGAGCGATGTCGATGTTCAAGCGTGATCCAGGCCCTCTCAAGCCCACTGATCTCAATCAAGAGGTCAAGTATGCACTCGCTGAGAACCCTCACTGCCTTGACATGCTGTATCAAGAGGGATTCCTTGATGACTCTCTGGTCCGCGAGATGGAGCAGATGATTCAAGAGTCAGTCGGCGCTGCCGCGCGCATGCCTCAAATGACACAACCCGGTGTAATCGTGATGACACAGGGTGTGTACGATGCAGAGATTGGCGGCCCCAAGAAGGGCAAGAAGAAAAAGAAGAACATCCCGACGAACCCAGAGCTTTACGCCCGAGTCAAGGCAGAGGCTAAGCGTAAGTTCAAGGTGTATCCCAGCGCCTACGCCAATGGATGGCTCGTTCGCGAGTATAAGAAGCGCGGCGGCGGCTATCGGAAGGGGTAGTCATGTCTCTCACTGAATGGTTCGGTAAGGGCAAGAAGGGCGACTGGGTAGACATCTGTGCGCCTAAGTCTGGCGGTAAGTTTCAGTCCTGCGGTAGAAAGTCCGCTAAGAAGTCGAAGCGCGGCTACCCAAAGTGCGTCCCACGCTCCAAAGCAAACTCCATGACCAAGGAGGAGAGGAGCAGCGCATGCAGCAGGAAGCGCGCAAAGAAGCAAGGTGTCGGTGGTAAGCCCACCTATGTCAAAACGGACAAAGAGAAGGGCAATCCAGCAGAGGACAAGTTTCTGGCCAAACACATGCGGATGCAATACAAAAAGAAGCCCAACATGACCGAGGCCGAGCGCAAGCGAGAACTCGCCATAGGGTACAAAAAATTTGAAAATAGGAAGAAGTAATGAGCGTGAATAAAGCAATCCTCGTTGGCCGTCTTGGAGTTGATCCTGAGCTTAGGAACACTGGCACAGGCACAAGCGTCGTCAACATCCGCATGGCGACCACAGATCGACGCAAAGAGGGCGACGAGTGGGTAGATCACACCGAGTGGCACAACGTCACTGTGTGGGGTCGCACAGCCGAGAACGTGGCGAAGTTTTGCTCCAAGGGCAAAGAGATCTACGTCGAGGGTAAGATTCAAACCCGTAAGTACACTGACAAGTCAGGTGTAGATCGGTACTCTACTGAGATCGTGGCAGATAACGTCCGGTTCTTGGGTAGCCGTAATGACAGCGCACCCATGCGTTCATCGGCTGCGCCAGCAAATGACGAGCACATCCCGTTCTAGTTTGAGCCGTAGACCTCTTTTTTGAAGAGGTCGGTCAGTTTCTCAATGTACTTCCGCCGCTCAACCTTTTGGGATGGCGGGGGTGCATCACTGATCTTGCCCTCTTCTTTAAGTTTTTGAAGAAGCTCATTAAACTTGCGATAGTCTTCTTGTGACTTATTGGACATGCGTAACTCCTATGCTGTGTGATAATGGGTTAAAAGGAGGGCATATGTCTGACGAAAAAGATGATATGAATGAAAACGATGTTGTCGGCGCTGTAGCCGAAGTCAGTCACATTAAAAACCCTCATGTGAGTGAGTGGCTGAAGCCAGATGATAACGGCTTTCGCCCTACCCCACAGCAGGAAAACTTCCGTCTATTGGCCTACAAAATGGCTTCACGTAAGCGTTTTTTCCGTGGTGAATGGTACAAGGCCACCAAGGCCAAAGAGTACAAGGGAGTGCCTATTAATGAGCGCACTTGGACTCGTTGGTGCAGAGAGGACGATCGCTTCCTGGGGTGGTTCTATTCGGACTTCCCAGACACTGCCGAGATCTCTGAAGAAGAGTTCCGCATGATGGACACTCAGTACTGGACTGGCGTCCGTGATGCCATGTCGGAGGGCGAAGAGTGGGCGTATCGTCAGTACGCTAAGACACGGTTTGATTCTGCCGCAGCCAAGAGGGATGCTGCTGACAGTGAGTCGCTGCTTGAGCTTCGGGCATACTTCGACACTGGTGGCGGTGACTCGTGGAAGATTGAGCCGGGTGAGGCATAGTGAATGCCAACGACAAAAAGCTCATGGCTCAACTCATGGCTCATCCTGGTGAGTTCATTGGTCGTCTGAAGATTGTAGACGAGAAGGGTCAGGAGAGATCGTTCAACACACCGTTCGCTGAGCAAGTCATGGCGCTGGAGGACTTTTGTTCAGACGCAGAGACGGTCATCCACTACAAGCCTCGTCAGATCGGTGACACCACCGTAGCAACGGCGTACAACTTTAACTACCTGTACTGGACACAAGATCCAGCCCGGTGTCTCGTTGTTGCAGACTCCTACGACTCCACAGACGCCATCTTTGGTCGTGTGCGCCACTACTATCGATCTTTGCCCCAGATGCTCAAGAAGCCCATCGAGCGCTCAAACAAGCGCGAGTTGATCTTCAAGGACAGCATGGCCGGTTTCCGCTGCATGACGGCAGGCGGTAAGAGTGATGCTCGTGGCTGGACATACCAGCGTCTGCACGCAGATGAGTTGGCGTTCTGGCCTAATGCAGAGGATGTTTGGGCGTCCGTCACCTCGACATTGCACGAGGGCCCACACAAGAAGATCATTATTATTTCTACCGCTGACGGACCCGGCAACCTTTTCCACTCCAAGGTTTTGAGTGCCATCGAAGCAAACCGTCGTGGGGATCCATCTGTTCGCTTTCGGTTCTTCAAGTGGTCTGATCACTGGGCATACCAGGCAGATGTGCCAGATGGCTGGGAACCTGACCAGGAAGAGTGGGAGTTGATGCAGCAGCACAATCTCACCATGCGTCAGTTGTACTGGCGTCATGACAAGGTTCATGGTGTGAATGGCATCGGCATCCGCCGATTCAGGCGAGAGTATCCCCTCACAATCGAGGACGGCTTCGCCATTCATGACGGTAGCTGGTTCGACACGGACTACCTGAACTCAGTCTTGTCTTCACTCAAGCCCATTGAGGGCGAGTTGCGAATCTTTGAGCGGCCCTACCCAGGCATGAACTATGCGATTGGTGTAGACCCATCATGGTGCAATGGTGGAGATTATGCCGTAGCTCAGGTCCTGAGCGCAGATGGCCGTCAGGTCGCGACATTATCCATGAACCAGGGTGGTGAGGTGTTGTTTGCTCAGAAGGCCGTGGAGTTGGCGTTTCACTACAACAAGGCCAGGACACTGGTAGAGGCCAACACGGGTGGCGCTGGACCTGTTGTCATTCGTGAGTTCCAGAAGGCAGGTCTACCCCTGTGGCACAAGCCTCCTGCTCCTGGTCAGGCCGCAAGCAAGGTCGTCAAATACTGGACGACTACACGCGGAAGTAAAGAAGAAGGCTATGCCCACTTGCGTCAAATGATTAACGGCGATGCCCTAATCTTGAATGATTTGCCCACTGTTCAGGAGTTGATGCACATCCGTGAGCAGTCGGGCAAAATCGAGGGGCAAGATGGTTACCACGACGACCACTGTGATGCGTTAATGCTTGCTGAGTGGAATCGTCGGAAGATGCCTCAATCCCAAGAGATTCCAATGCGGCGCAATAAGAGATATTATGCCCGCACAAATCCTTTCAATGTAATGAGCGGAGCTAAGGTCTCGTGAGTGAAAAAGATCAAATAACGCCGAAGTTGGTCCATCAGTTCGTTCGCGGTCACGACAAGTACGCTCGTAACAACCGTAAGGATTGGTCCCTGTACAAGCACACCTACATGACTCGCTACTGGGAGTACATGACGGGTGACGACATGCCCAAGCGCAACCGTCGTCTTCGTGAGGTTGAGGTTGAGGTAAACCGCCTGTGGGGCGTGATCACGTCGTACCTCTCGGCCCTGTACCCAAGAGCCAGTCGAGTCGTGCTTTCACCGGACCCAGCAGGTAAGGGCGACCCTGAGAAGGCCGAGCTTGCAATCAACCGAATGCTCTCAAGTCGCAAGATTCACGAGCGAGTGATGACTGCACTCAGGCAGGCGCTTTTGTATCCAGGGTCTGGTATGAAGGTTGGCTACAAGCATGGGCGTGGTAACCCTATGGATCGTGTGTGGATGCGCGTCATTCCCGTGTGGGAGATGTTGCTTGATACAGAGGTCTCAGACACAGACGACGAGCGATTCCGTGGTCACCTGTACTATCGGCCCAAGCATGAGGTTGAGGAAGAGTATGGCCTCAAAGACCTCAACGGTGTGCGTCGAGTCGACTTCCTGTCAGGCTCAGACACAGAGGCCGATGACTACAAGAACCGTAAACGCTACGAAGTCCCGAATGACGATAACAACTTCGTTCGAGTTCTTGAGTTCTGCAACCTTGTGGACCACTACGTTGATCCAGAGAACCCTGATCTCAAGTATGAGGGCCGACTCGAAATCTACGTACTTGGCCAGGGCGCTGTGTCTAAAAAGCCTGTGTACGTCGGGCCACTGCCATTTGCAAAGCATGATGGCGAACCGATGGCTCACATCGTACCGCTGATCTTCAACTACGAGCCAGAGTTCCCTCTTCGCGGCATCGCACACGTCAAGCGACTGATGCCTCAGTTCAAGGAGTTGAACGCTTACCGCTCTTACATGGCCATGGCGACACGTAAGGACACCCGTCAGTACGTTACCCGCAAGGGCACCTTCAATGCAGATGAGATGACTCTGCTGACTGAGGGCCACGATGGTCTCATTCTAGAGGTTGATTCAGGATATGAGCGACCCCTCGCCGATGCTATTCTTCCGATTCAGAACGCGCCGATTTCAGCTAACATTCAAAACTACCTATCCACGGTTGAAATTGACTTGGAGCGTGTCATTGGGACGAGCCCGGCAGCCCGTGGAATCATCACCAAAGCGACGGCGTACGAGGTAGAGACTGTTCAGCAGTACACCGAGTCCGAGTATGGCTTACATGCTGCGATCAAGGACCAGTGGCTTGCCGGACTGACTGAGCTAATGATGCGATGCCTCATCTCCTGTATGCAGGATGATGGAAGCAGTTCAGGTGCTTTTGAGGCCCAGAGCGTTGATGTGGCTGAGGTTGGTGCTTCTGCACAGGAAGAGCAGCCTACAGAGCCAGAAGAGCGTGAGCCCGAGACGTTCGACCGAGCCAAGATCATCTCCCTCGCTGAGATGATTGGTGTCGATGTCAACGAGGAGGACTTCAAGGATCTGGCTTCAAAGATCACCATGAAGCGTGAGCTTGATGACATGAACGAGGAAGAGTTGAACCTCCTGGGATCAACACTTGCTGGCCGAACCGCAGACATCTCGAAAGCTGACGAAGAACACGAGAAAGAGCAGACTGAGATGGCGCTCGTCCGCAACACTGCGTCAATGCAGGAGCCGCTTGTAGACGACAGCGCAGTGCCTCCACTCGGTCTATTTGAGAGTGAGGACTCATACACAATTGCTGCTGAGACCATCATTCTTCGTGATCGCAATGAGCAGATCGTTGTCTCTCCTGAAGATTTGGATGCAAACTTTGAGATTAGTTTTGTCGAGGGCGGTCGAACCCCAATGAGTGATGCTGCCATGCAGCAAAACCTTGTTGCCTTGCTTGAGCCATACAGCGCACTGTGGCAGACGGCGAATCAGGACGGCCCCGTAGGTGTGTTCGCTAAGAACTACATGAAGGTTCTTGCTGAACGGTTCGACTTGCCTAAGGACCTTCATCCAGAAGAGCTTGATGCTGAGTTGCAGAAGGTCAACGAGGAAAAAGGTAAGTCCGAAAAATCTAAGCCTGAGGCTGCGCCGCAAGGACCTGCACCGGAAGAAGCTCCTCCTGAGCAGCCAATGCCTGAGGGTGAAGCACCGGCAGGGCAGCCGTCCCCGCAACAGGTCATCGCTGAGCTTTCTCAGATGCCACCAGATCAGGCAATCGCGGCGCTCAGTGAGATGTTTGCTGACTCTCCAGAGGTCATGCAACTTGTACAACAAATCCAGTCGATGCCTCCAGAGGAGCAGCCTGCTGCGATTCAACAACTCTTGGAGGCGGTGAGTGCCAACATATAGCTACAAATGTGAAGACTGCGGTGAAGTAAAAGACCATATGTTTCGGTTCTCCAACCGTCCAGAGTCGGTAGATTGCGCGTCTTGTGGTGGAGATTCTAAGAGGATCTTTGCGGTATCTGATGCACAAACAAACGACCCGTACAACAAAAAGCCAGAAAGAAACAGGCGAATGAACGGCCTTGTCATGCACCTGTATATGTGTGCAGACTGTGATCACAAGTTTGATGAGTTGGTAGACTTTTCTCGGGGTGAAAACTACGACGACCCTCAGGAATGCCCGAAGTGCAAGTCCATGAACTCTAAGTGGTTGCCTATGGCTCGCATTGATAGGTGGAGTGAAAGGTTTCCCTATTATGATCGCGGGCTAGGTGTTATGTTGCAGAGCAAGCAACATCGTGATCAAATATGCAAAGAACGCGGACTGACTCCAGTTGATGGTGATTGGGACGCAGATAAGCTGTTCAAAGAATGGGATGTTGAGAAAGATAAACAGATAAAAGAATACGATGATTACTGTGACCGATTAGAAAATCACCCAGCCTTCCGCCAGTTTCGGATGGCCAGAGATAAACAACAACTTTAAGGAATCGCCATGTACGGAATGAAAAAAGAATACGGCCAGCCCCAGGGTGACATGCCCGCAGAACAGCCGATGCCGGAAGGTGGCGAGGCTCCTGCTCAAGCGGCAGACCCACAGATGGAAATGGAGCAGCAGTTCCAGCAGATGGCTGACTCTGCGCCACAACCAGAGAAGCCATTCACGGTAAAGGTCATTGACCGGCTTGTTAAGACCGCGAACAAGTTTCTCTCATCTCTGTCTGATCAAGATGCTCCAGAACTCGCCTTCGAGCCTGGAGATGATGTAAAGGGTGGCAAGTTTGATCAAGCGCTGCCTGCGGACATCTTCATCACCCTGGTCGCGCTCAACCAACTTCTGGAAATGGTTGGTGGCGGTGAGTTCGCTGATAAGTATGGATTCGACCCATTCACAGCCGTGAGTGACACCGATCTTCGCAAGATTACTGCTCAAATCGAGCGTATGAGCAAGGACAAGAAGTTGATGACTGCCATCGAAGAAATGTCACAAGGTGAAGATATGGCCGGTGACGAGGGCCCAGATGATGCCCAAGACCCAATGGCACCTGCTCCTACTGAAATGACGGCGGAAGATGAAGAACTTGCTTCGGCAATGGCATAGACTTAAAAGAGTTGATTATATAGATTGTATGGTGGTAGTTTTTACACCTAAAGGAGTTTTGAGTGAGCGATGAAATTGTAAATGATGTAGATGTTCAAGAAAGTGCTGGTTCTACCGGGCTTCTGGACGATGCTCAGGATGCGCCGGTACAAGATGATGTACAAGTAGAGGCTGCACCTGAGGCCGATTTTTCTGGGGATGAGCAGCCCTCGGCAGCCACTGCTCAAATCGACGCGAAGTCATTCGACCCGCTTTTTCATGATATTGATGATGATGAACTCAAGACTGATGCGTTTTACGACGGCATCACTGAGCATGACATCAAGGAGCTTCCAACTGTAGCTCGGCGTATGCTTCACAACTTCCGCCTTGCATACAAGCTGAAGCAGAACGATTTGAACAAGGCGCATGAGGACCGCGTTAGCCAGTACAAGCAGCGGGAACAGCAGATTCAGCACCTCGAACGGGACTTTGCTCGTCGTCAGGCTGAGTGGGCATCACTCATCGAAGACCCAGCGATTCAGAACGCGCTCAACGTTAGTGACGAGGAGCTTCCTGACATCATGTCCGAAGAGGGCATGAATGCTCATATCAACCGTCGTGTTGCAGAGGCTGTAGGCAATGTCTTCAAGCCGATGCACGAAGCCTCACAGCAACGACGCCAGGAGGCAGCGTTTTACGATTTCCTTGATGCCCATCCTGAGATGAAGGACCCGGCATTTAAGAAGGAAGTCGCAGCATTGGTCACCGATCGTAAGAACACTGACGCGCCCCTGAGCACACAAGATGCTTATGAGGTCGTCAAGGCTCGCAAGATCATGGCTGAGCAACGCTCACGGACTGAGAAGGAGCGACGAGCACGGGCTGAGGCCGCACGTCGTGTACAACGCAGTTCAATGAGTGGCTCTCCAGATGAGATGCAAATTCCCCCTGATGTCAAGAAGCAAGGTGCGGCTTCGATTGCTGCTTGGCTCAAGTCAAACCCCGAAGCTGCAAAAGCATTGTCTAACTACCGCTAAATAGGAGCCTAAAATGGCCACTACTTCCCTGACCATTGGAAACGAACTGCTTTCCACCACCATGCACATCCTGATGAAGGACTTTCGTGACAACGTTCACGAGTCCGTCGCGTTTCTGGATGCACAAGAGCGTATCCACGGCGCTGGCAAGCCAGTTCAAGCCGGTGGCTCACGTATCGTTGTGCCTCTGGGCTTCGGTGAGCACTCTTCCACAACTCGCCTTCAGACTGGCTTCGAGCGCATCGACCTGAGCGTCGAGGACGTGTTCCAGCCTGCACAATACGACTTCGGTCACGTTGTGCGCCCGGTGGCTATCTCCTCCGAGGAAGAGATGGTCAACCAAGGCGATGCTGCGATCCTCTCGATCCTTGAGAGCCGTGTGATGATGACTGCAAACGCTCTCAAGCGCGAGTACGTCAAGCAAATCGTCAAGGGCGGTCAAGTCGGTTGGGAAGACTGGGGAACCCTCAACGGGTTCGATGTCACCACTGGTGATCACGCTGGATTCCTTGAGCCTGAGGCTGTTGGCGCACAAGCAAACGTTTGTGGTGGCGTTAGCAAGTCTACGTTCAGCAGCAAGACTGGTTGGCAAAACCAAGTCTTCGATGGCGCTGGTTCCTTCAACTCGAACGGCCTCGCAGGTCTTTACGACCTTCTCGTCGAGATCGATGCAGTGTCGCCATCTGGCAAGCCAAACGTGATCCTCGCCTCCCGCGCTGGATTCAAGAACCTGAAGCGCGCTCTTCAGGCTCACGAGCGTTACGTCGATCAGTCTCAGATCGATGGTGGCCGCATGGTCGAGACCTTCCAAGGCATTCCGATCAACGTTGAGTTCAACATGCCTAGCGATGGTACAGCTACCACTGCTGACCCGATCAGCTTCTACATGCTGAACATGAACGACATCTACACCCTGTGGGATCCACAAGGGTACTTCGACCTCTCGGACTTCGAGACTGTGTCGGGTGAGTACGATGTCCGTGCTGCTAAGCTCCGGTGCCGTGGTCAACTGATCGCTAAGCACCTCGGCTCAAGCGGTGTTGCATTCGACCTGGACACCTTCTAGGTCATCCTGATTGGGTGGGGGTCGTGTTGATCCCCACCCTATTTCATAGCCATTTAGTCAAAAGAGGGAGGACAACATGGCAATTCACAAGATCGATGGTGTCGACGGAGACAACCATTTTCCTAAAAAGCTAGTTACCTTGCACGCATCTGGCGCCTGCACGGCTGGAAGCTTCGTAGCAATCACAACTGATACGACTAATGGTCTCGGTGCCTCGGTAGCAGATGCTGCTGTTGGTGCTGCGTCCACTGAGTCCAATGGTCGCACGTTTGGTGTTGCAACCGAAACGGTTGCCGCTGGTGAACTCGTTACGGTTCAAACAGCCGGTAAGTATGAAAATGCCAACGTTGCAAGCAGTACTGCTGCCGGTGACTCGCTCACTGGCCCATTGGGTGGTGCGACCGCAGGAAGGGCAGATCGTCTCGCAGAGACAACATTCGGCGCAGTTGTTGCTGTGGCCCTTGAAGCCGAGTCTAGTAACTTGGCAGATGTTATGATTGTTGATCAAGGCTTCTTCTAGGCCATATTCGCTACCGGACCTCGGTCCATTCTCGGCTGCTGGGGTATACTTCTCCAGCAGCCGTTTTCTTTTTGGAGTCTGACGTGAATCTCAAGGACATGATCACAGAAATCAACTCTGCGTTGGACTACAACCCAGACTTGAAGCAGTACGATGACAATGTTGCCCGAGTGATCAACCGCCACTACTTGCAGGTTTCCAGCCAGTACCAGTGGCTGTTTATGCAGAAGCGGCACACATTCACTCTCAGGAAGGACATCAAGGTCGAGTCTGGGGGTGGTGATAAAAGAATCATAACTGTCGGATCAAGAGTCTGTTCCCTCAGCAGCGCTACCGGGTCCGGTGTTCTTAATCTTCCTGCCGACATTGTTGGTCAGGTGTTTCTTCTCGACAACACTGAGTACTTGATCACCCACCGTCGTGATGCTCGCACCTTCGTTGTCGATCAGCCGATTGCGGCTGGAAGTCATACGACCTGGACCATCAAATACACCAGCTACCCGATGCCGAGAGACGCGGTTGAGATGCTCGGTGTAATGGACCGTGGGATTACAAAGACTGAGACAATCTCTTTCCAGACAGACTCAACCACAAATACTCTTACTGGGACCAATCGTGGCCGATTTGTCTTTCTTGATTCCAGGAAGGAAGAGTACCTGTACCTGGACCGTGAAGATACTGGAGACTCGTTTGTCAGCGTGGAGGAGATGCACAACAGCATTCGCCCTCCCGACTTTGCCCCCAGGCTCACATTTAGCACATTCGAGGATTCAACCGGAACGGAGATTGCTGCCCTCAGGGATGCAACATATGAGTATTGTTATACATTCTTGTACGCAGGCCAGGAAGGCCCGCCATCGCCTGTAAGCTCGATTGACACTGCGGATGATCGATTGAAGCAAGCAATTATCCTTGATCAACTTCAAGATACTTCCGCTAATTATGATGATGCTTCACTCGATGTCGGAACTGGTCGATACAAAAAGATATATCGTCGAGTCTCAGTAAAGCCCAGGAGTGGAACCCCAAGGAAGATAGATCTCAAGGTTGGAATGGGCCCATGGAGGCACATCGGTACCATCAATGAGTCTACGACTAAATTTATTGATTCATTTGATGAATTGACCACAAATACTGTGATGGAGGGCACGGCTTTCGATGCGAGGATCAGCGCATCTGGTGACCTGTTTGATCATGATCTGTTGAATGAGATTGGGCCGCGCCAGTATCTTCGCTTTTGGTATACGCCAAGCTCCGATTACCCTGTAGAGGCCAGATACCACCGTCGACCTAAGCGTCTGGTAAACGATTCTGATTCACCAGAGTGGCCAGTGCAGTACCATCACTACCTGGTCTACGCGGCCCTCAAGGACATCTGTATGCAGCACGGAATGCTCAAGAACAGTCAACTGTATGATGGCCGAGCAAATGAGCTTCTGGAGCGCATGAAGGCCAAGTATTTGTCTCGTACAGACCGTATGCACATTCGTCGCGGATTCGATCGCGCCATGGCCGACCGAGAGCGGTTCGGAATTCCGAGTAAGTCATGAACACTAAGCGTCTTGTAGTTGAACGTCTTCGCGGTATTGATCAGCGATACCACACGCGCCCAGAGGCTGCTGCCATCATCGAAGAGATGTCTTGGGACTCCTACGACGGGTGGAGGGCCGCTGGCGGATTTGATCTCGTTACTCAAGACTTATATGACTGGGCGACTGGATACTTTGAAAGTACTCTAGAAAACTATAGAATTACTTCAATTCATGTTTATTCAAGAGGGCCCAACTTCAACGAAATTTTATTTGAAACAAGCTTAGGTCAGCTTTGTAAACTCAATATCGGGAATATGAAGAAATCTGCTCCTAGCGCGATTGATAGGCCATTTGACTTCATTAAAGATGACTTTGGGTTTGAATATAATGGCTTATCGGTTGTTACCAGTCCCGATACTGGTTTGATAACAAGTTTTTCTAGAAAAAGATATGTGCCCAAAATAAATGAAATTGGTTCACAATCTTGTGCTTTTGGTGGTAGGCTTTATATCGTCAATGGTCACGATGAGCCTATTGTGTACGATGGTCATCGGGCAGCCAGGGCAGGGTTTTCAGAAAAACCAGCGCAGCCAAGCGGAAATGTAGTTGTAAGAGCCTATTACAATATTGATGTATCAAGGGGAGGCGACGACTCTGATCATTTCCTCGGAACGAGGCTCAAAAGTTACGGCCTCGGTAGCCTCAAGCCCAAAGGTGCAAAATTTACGGTCAGGGGTGGCGAGAAGAAAAACTACATTGATGGGAAAATTTGCTCATACCAGTACAAGGTCAGCTTCGTAAACGAGCGAGGCCAAGAGAGTGAGTTGTCTGAAGCCAGCGAGATGATCACCTTCGAGTGCGCTGATGGTAAGCGAAGGTTCGTTGCCCTTAATCTTCCAGTCGGTGACAGCACTGTCGTGGCTCGACGGATTTACAGGACTCGTGATCTATTAGACGATTTCGGTAATGCCCTTGGTCCCGACACAGGCAGAAACTTTTACTTTTTGCGTGAGATTCAAGACAACGAGACCACTGTTTTTGAAGACGGAATGCCTGATTCAAACGTCGGGGTTTTGACCGATGACATTGATTTTGGCCCCATGCCTACTCAGTGCAAGTACATCACTTCATTCAAAAATAGGCTGTTCATGTCTGGCTCACCAGACAATCTAGTGAGGTTCAGCGCCAGCGGCATGCCTGAAGTATTTCCCAAGCTTAACGTCATTGATCTTGGCGATAAAGACGGCGGCAAAATCACCGGCATGTACGCCTCCACCAACAGTCTTGTCGTTTTCAAGGAGCATGGTGTCTACTTGATTACGCAAGGACCCGATGGCGGGTTCACGTATAAGACAATCACAAAAGACGTTGGGTGCATAGCGCCTAACTCCATAAGAGACGTACCGTTCACCGGCCTCGTGTTTCTCTCTCACAAAGGTGTGTTTGTCCTGAAGGGCTTTCTGGAGGACACAAACTCGCCGACTGAAATCGTGAATCTATCGACTCCAATCAAGGAGCATGTAGAGCGGATTTGCCCTAGTCTTGCCAGCGGTGCTGTGGGGTGCCTGGACCGCACTAATAAAGAGTATTGGATTTGCGTTCCTACAATAGGGGAGAAAAACAACCTTCTATTAGTCTGGCATTACGAGGTCGGGGCGTGGAGCACTAGAAACAACTACCCTATTGGGTGTGCTGTAGAGCTTCGCACACCTACTGCTGAAGTAATGTTTGGAAGCAACAGGGGCACTCTGCCTGGAATTTTCGTATTTAGTAACTTCTACAGGTTCAAAAATGAAATAGGGGTCACATCAGACGACAGCAGAATACGGCAAGACGACAAACCTGCTATCGAAGAAATCAAGGACTTCCCGGTTTATGAAATTGCTCCATTAAAGCTGAATGGTGCATACTCTGGCGTTTACGTTTCATATGTAAATCTTTATTGTGTTGCCTACGGTGACGAGCCCATAAAGTTGAATATAAAAATAAATAGAAACGAAACGTTGGTTTTAGAGGAAAGTAAATCTAGGGCTCAGCAGCACACTGATGATTCAGAAAAACAAGATTTATATGGTAAGGCTAAATTTGGTTCTGCTGTTTTTGGTTATCACAGGCCAGTTGTCATCAGATTTGATGTATCGCATTTCCACAAAACTCTAGCTACTGAGTTCTCCTTTCGTGTTTTTCAAGATGAAACAAATGACTCCCCGAATCGTTTGATGATTGTTGGTTATTCAATAGATGCGAAGCTAGGCGAGCAAAATGATATTCGATCACTTACTGATGTGATTGCACCGAGTCAGAGGTAAAAGTGTCCTTCAAATTTCCAGTAGTACGTCCAGATAATTTAGAAATTATAGAACCTGATGACATAAATAAAAACTTATCTCAATTTGTAGATGAAATAAATGGTAACCTGACTCATGATAATTTAGCTGCTGATGTTGTTTTATCTGATACTTATTTTAAAAATGAAACATTTACTCAAACGTTTCAAAATTCATTAAAAACGATTGGTGGCTGGTCCACCGGGTCGGGCGCATTTAGGTGTAGCAAGCAGACTGTCGGGTACACGAGAGTAGATGAAGACGGCGTCACCATGCCTCAAATCGACTTTGTAGCAGAGCGAGACGGCTACATAATCGTTGATTTCATGTTTTCTGTGAGTTGGAAGGGAAGCGGGCTTTTAACCTCGGAAGAGGTGGACTTGCTCATCGTAGATAAGTGTTGGCCGATAAGGCACGCCGATTATTACGCATGCTGTTTTCCTGCGGGAAGCGGCTCAGGATCCCTACCACCTGGTGGTTGGACTGGCATCAATGGTACAAGCACGGGGTGGGAGGGTGAGTACGACGGAAAATTTGCGGCGGCGGCTAAGCCTATTGACGGCCCATCGGACGAATTTGAATGGTTATATAAAAAAACCGAACTTCATAGCGCCAACTTTCCTCAGGGGAAATGGTGGACGACTCCGATTGACAGATTCGGCGTTCGTGCGCGCGTTTTATGTAACGGGGTTGAAGTTTGTGAGTCTGGCTGGCTGTACAATGGCACTGATCGAAATAGTGCTTTTCTCACAGGGGTTTTGCCCGTGCGTGCCGGGCGCAATGAGATTCGTTCAGAAGTCTCCGCTGCGACACTACAGAGCCTTTACGGGGCGAGTGCTGGCATTAGAGCACTAGATGGCAAGGACGGCATAAGAGGACAATATTACCCGAAGGCATTCTATTCTTCCCGTAATGTCGCGAGTCCTCTGCCTAAAAGCTACAAATACACGATCGAACAACCAGACAGCCAAGGGAAGCCAAGAGGCGATGTGGCGATCGATATTGGAATCAATTGTAAGGTTCACGAAGCGAACATGATTGTTCAATTTAGGAAAGCATAATGGCTAGAATTAAAGTACCTGAATTTAAAGTTGGAGACAAAGTTGATCCCGATAAATTTAACGAGGCTTTCTCGGCATTTAAGAAAGAAAATTTAATTTTAGAGGGAGACAACTTCGCTGATGAGTCTTTAAGTGTTGATCAAATACCTGACGACATTTCTTTGACCGATAGATATAAAATATTGAGGTCTGAGTACGAAGTAAGAAGCGTTGCCCTTACTGGTGATACACTTGCTCATTTAGATCCATGGAAAGGACATTCTGGCACTACAGCGCCTGCATTTATACAATCGCGAATCAGCAATATAAATCATCCAAACAACAACAGGGTTACATTAAACAATTTAACGCCGGGAGATCAATTCATTATTAGGGCAAGCTGTAATATTCAAACATTTGATGGTGGTTGGCGTACTTTTATGTTTGGTATTCCTCCCATAATAAAAATTGGACTGTATAGATTTGATGGCGAGGGAGTATCAGCTTGGGTTGACGGCAGCATCAACCCAAATAGCTTTCCTCTGCACGAAACGTTGGCCCATTACAGGATCGCATTCACCGGAAAAGTGCCCAGTTCATCATCATTGAATTCACATGTCGCCCGAGGGAACGCCAGCGAAGATGGCCTAGATTATAAAATAGACTATAGGTCCGCTGAGGACGACAGAGACCACCTAATACACAGAGACACAAGAGAAGACCCAGATACGGATGACTACGGGGATATGCCCTATGCCCCATACATGCCGTTTGACGGATATCATTCATATACAACTGCGTATTTATATACACATAGCGCTACAGACTCTACATCTCAATCTTTTGGAATCATGTGTAGCGAAGAGGGCGGAAAGGTTGGATATAAACCGGACGGATCAGGTCGACCAGACAATAAGAAGGGTGGTAAGTCCGGGTGCGAGGAACCTAACCATCAAACTTTTTACATAAGAGATCTTAGCGTGTACGTTTACGAGGTAAAAAAATAATGCCTGTCGACCCAACTATATTAAGCAATGTGAGCTTGACAGATACTATTTCTGCTGAAGATTTGAGGGCAAGGTTTTCTGAATTAGAAAGATTTATAAATGGTGGAATAACTACTGCGGACTTTAGACCAGATAAAACTGATATTTTCTCAAGCCAACATATCGTTAAGCCAAGATTTTATTCGGTTGGTAATAATAGAGTTGAAGGCTCAATAGCTGATGTTTACTACAGGAATACTGCTTTTTCTGCTTATAATAGGCATATTCGACACGAATCTTCAGGATCATATCAAGCTAGCAATTTTGATGAGACGGAACTGAAGGCGCTTCCCTTTAGCGCCTGGCAACCAATTGACGGCATGGCAGCATCGGTTTTTGTGAAAGGTAACGAAAGTGTAACTGCTTACGTCAATGGTAGTCTTTATGCTCATGCCCTTGGTTCGGATGACACATTTAGTATTCCTTTAACGACAATATCTAAAAATCTTGTAGGAAGTAAAAATAAGGGCAGTACATCTACAGATTCACAGCGTGCAGCATTCACCCGCGCGACATCGTCTGGCACATATATCGGAGCAATGGTCCTTTATGTCGATAGAATGGATGGTAACGGCCCAATACCAATAGAGAGGACAAGAAGACGTATCTTCAATCGTGGAGAAAATGCATACAGATTTAGGAATCAACAAATTTCGTTTTGCAGCAAAATAAATCTGGATCCAGGAATCAATAAAGTCTCATACAGAATGATTTATCGACTTAAAAGTATAGACGACAAACGTCATAAGCATCTGGTTGTCGACAGCCGCAATTTCTTCGTTGACGTACACTACAAGTGATAAGGTGATAAAGAGGAATCATGGCTACTGAAGACTACGTGTTGGCAAGTGGTAGTGGCGCACTGAGTGGTGCGGGCACTGGTGCTGCGATTGGTACAGCGATTGCTCCTGGTATTGGTACAGCAATCGGCGCAGGACTTGGAGCCGCTGCTGGCGGAGTTCTCGGATTCTTCGGCCAGAAGCAAGCCGACAGACAAGCTGAAGAAGCCGCTAGACTCGCGCGGCAACAACGCCGACGACAGAAGAACTTGGCGGCCAAGCAGCGTAGTGTGGAGCGCAGATCGGCAGCGCAAGAGCGAGAGTCCGTTGCTCGTTCAGCGAAGACATCTGGCACGCTGCCCCCACCCAAGGTTGCTACAGGAACAGAGTTCGCTCTCGTTCAAAGCATGGCCATCGGCACAGGTAGCCCGTTTGATTCATACATGGCGCGGACGTATGGCCAACCACAGGCCTCAGAAGGCGTTTAGGAGTTTAAATGAGCAGGCAAATGACTACTGAAGACATGGAAGCGCTGGCCCTCAAAGAGGAATATTATGACGACATGTACACCCGTGACTCGTTCTTGGGTGCTGGTATCGATTATGCGGGTTCAGTTATCGACTACATGAGCAGACTCGCGGGCGCGAACCTTGCAGAGAATCTTGCTAAGAAGAGGATTGGCAGAGCCAAGAGGCTGAGTGATGCTGCCGGAAGGGGCGCAGATGCGCGACTTGCTTCGGCTGAGGCCCGAAAGGGCGCAGCGGCGAGACAGCTTGCTATGCAGGCTGGAACACAGGCCGCTATGGACCCTACAGGAAGCGCTGCTGTAGAGATCGCACAGAAGATGCCACAGGTGATCTCCGAGGCGACAGATACCAGTAAAGAGCTAACTACGGAGATGGATGCTGAGCTAAAGCAAAAAGCGTTCGCTGAAGGCTTGCGCTCCAAGGCAGAGGACCAGAAGCTCGCAGCTAAACATGAAAAGGAGAAGGCTCGATTCGGCCTCATCAAGGACACCTTTGAAAGTGCGGGCACGCTTGCTGCAAATTTGCCGGCTATGAGCTACGAGAAAAAGCAGGCGAATATTGCAAAGCGGAAGCAGAAACAGGCGGACAGAATCGCGGGCCGACGGCAAAAAACGGTCGATAAGATGAAGCCACTTTTAGATAAACAAGCTGCCTTGAAGTCACGCGGTGAGAACCTCTCAGAAGAGGATCGGGCAGATTTGAAGAATTTGCTGAAGAAATCGCAGAAACAAGCGAAAAGACGGCTTAGGGCTGACACACGAGCAAAGACCGCTAGGGAAAATGTTGAAAAGGTACAAGAGCAGGAACTCGCAACGCTACAGGCACAACACGGTGCCCTGCTTGCATCAACAATGACACCTAATACTTAAAAAGCAATGCCCTGGCACAACGGAGTCTACATACCGAGGCAAGATACCTCCGTGATGTCCCAGCCGGCCCCCACTGCGCCTGCTGTGCGGACACTCCCCATTGAAGAAGATGATGTCGATGATGACTTCTTCGACGAGGGCATCCTAAACACCAAGTTCTCCACAGGGTCCTTCACGGCTACTGTAATCAAGCGACTGCTGCCCCCTGCGGTCATATCAGTAGCCAATGGACTGAGGTCGCTGTTCTCACCCGGCTTCGTCAATACTGAACTCATAGAGGACGGTGCCGTTACAGGCGCAAAGATCACCAATCCCATCAAGGTTGCCCTGATCAATGGCGGCTCCGCAGGCGTACACACAGTCACCGGCATCAAGATCGGAGACGAGCTTATCTCAGTTCTTGAGCAAAACGGCACATCTGGATTGTTGACTGACCTTACAACTGAGTTTGCAATTGTTAAAGTAGATACGATTTCAAACAGCGGCGGCACTAATACAAGTAGCGACAAGCTGTTAATATTGTATCTAAGCAAATAACGAGGTCATCATGTCGTTTAGTGAACGGTTGCAGAAGAAACTGCTCCCATCAACGCAGCTTTACATCAAGACGATTGAGTCTCGGTACCAAGAGCCGATGAAGCAAGCGCAGTTGATCAATAAAGAGATCGCTACGCTGCGGAACCCTAGAAACCTTCGCGCTGCACGCAGCCGATCTGCGGGTGCGTACACTCAGCTTCTCCAGCACTACTTGAAAGCTCAAGAGTCGGCAGACAAGAAAAATGCAGACTTCATCGATAAGGTGAACGCTGAGCTTGATAACTTAAATATAAAAAGATCGTCTGCAACAGCTATATTTCAGCAACAAAAAGACAATCTAGATGCTGCTATAAGTGAAACCTTAGGGCAAAATTTCACTGGTAAGGGTGATTTTGACAGGTTCAAGGGTCAGCTCAAAGAACTAGATATTTACGACAAGAATAGTGGTGAGGCCACACTCGCAGCTCTGTTTGCAATGCGGCATGCTCTTTCAAAAACAGAAAGCGAAGGCGTTAAAAACTTCATCCGGGAAGAGATGAAGAGCATCATTAAGACGATTGATGATCAGTATAGAGACGCTACCGACGCTGAAATGCCCGATGTTGATACTTACATAAATGAAAAGTATCCAGACCTCAGCCGAAAAACGGCACAGGGTCGCAAGAATAGAGCAGAGCGCCTGAGCGAGGACTGGCTGAGGAAAAATTATGCGTTGCTCGGATTAAGAAGCAGTGACCTTGCTACATACAGAAATTATCAGCCCGACATCGACCGGCTCCGATCGATCGTGTTCGGCAATGCCGAGAGCGTAGTTTCAACGCTACCGAGCATGACGCCAGAGCAGCAGGAGCAGTTTGTAAAGAAGGAGCCGGGTCTGACCGTTGAGGAGGGTCGCGTTGTAGTCGATCCTGCTGCCAGCCCTGAGAAGCAAAAAGGCGCACAAATCCTCTTGAACTCGATGCCTGATAAGAACCCGACACCATCGGCATTCATTGCTTCTCCGGTGGTTAGAGGTGCCTACAGTGGCCTCGAAAGCGGTGAGAGGACCGCAGCCAAGATGGAGGCTCGCGCACAGGAGCTTGAGCAACTGCGTGATCAGAGGCTTGCTGCCGCACAGCGACAAGGCCGTCTGACGCCTGCTCAGATTTCAGTGCTCACGAACCCTTTGTTTACTCGAACGAAATTCCGTGGCCAGCAGTACGGTGGCTACCTCCCGCCGCGCGCGTCCGATGCAAAAGCGACTGCTGCGGCAACGCCCGGAGACACAGCAGAGGACGTTACATTCGGTGGTTTTCCTGAGGTTGATGAGCCTACTGCTGAGCCTGCTGCTGATTCTGCCGCTGAGCCTGCTGCTGAGCCTGCCGATGAGATTACCTTTGGCGGATCTGCTCGCGACGTTGAGGAAGTCTCGATTGACGCTAAAGGCACTGGTGGCGTTCAGGTAATACCTGCTGTTCTCAAGACGCTTGATTCTGCGCTTGCCGATGTTGCAGAGGCGCAAGGTCAAGGCAATGAGGAGTACGAAAAAGAGGCTCGTCAAGCTTTGACAGGCGTAATTAATGACTTCAATGCCCTACCTGAGGACATTAGAAACAAAATCCCCACATCTGTGCGGAACAGTCTTGTTTCAATGGAGTCCCTGGAAACATCGGACAAAGGCTTCAATCCTGAAAGTATCGATGTGATCAGAGAAAGGTTGAAGGTCGAACCTGAGATTATTGATTCCGTAGGTAACGTGTCCAACTACATGGTCAGCCTCGGGGACAGTGAAGAAAGGTTT